ATCTCTTGATAAGCGCTGTAGCTTAGAGAGTCACCAGCATTACTTAAATCTCCGTTGTTCTCTCCTGTCTCTAGATCTAAGATAGTAGGTGCAACAGGCTTACCTGCTTCTTCAAACTTATTAAACAGATCTTTTATCATAACCTGTTGTACTTTCAAGGGAGCACTCTTCATAACTTCATTAAAGTCATTAAAGTCTTCCTCTGATAAGTTCTCAAGTGCAAAGGATGACATATCATCCCATCTGTCTTCTCCGCCCATAACTTCCATAGTGGATTCCCATGCTGCTGTTCCAGCTGCTTCTGCTGCTTCTGCTTGAGATTTACTATCGTTTACAAATAAATCATTACTGGCCTTGACTCCTGCCAAGTAAGAATCCACTAGTGACTTAGGGAAAGCTTCATATAACTTCTCTTTAGTCTCATCAGTTAAAGTAAAATCCTCTGAGCTATAAAGCTCTTCAGAGATAGCTTTACCATCAAGACCAGCCTCTCCAAGGGAATTTACAATATCTGCATCTAGGCTTACATTTACCTCAAGATCACCATATTTAATACCTTCTATGGTTACAGCTTCTTCTACAGGTACATAAGCTGATTCATTAGGCTCTGGTGTATCAGTGTCTACAATTGCTGTGTCATTACTAATCACAGGGTCTACAACACCATCAGTTACAACAGGGACGGCTGCCTCTACTATTGGTTCAGGTGTTTCAATTACTCCATCAGGCATACGCCCTCCTTATACTTTGTCAATGATGTTAGGAACAGCACCAGCTACAGTCTCTTTAACAAGATCATCATCTTGTTTGCCTTGCTCTGCTGCATTCTTCTTAGCAAACTCTTCATCACTCATCATGAAAGATAATGTCATTGACAAATTAGCAGCTATATCTCTAGCGTAAATGTTCCACTTAACCCTACCTTGTACTTGTTCAGGCCACTCTCTAGGTAATTGCATCATCTCTGTGAACTGATAGAGTTTATCTAACTCTCCTGCTTCACCAAATACAGCAAGCCCTGATATAATAGTAGGGACTACACCTTTAGGAAATGGGAAGTTAACTCTGTACAAATAAATGTTTGCAAGAGGTGTTAAGTAAGTTTGAGAAAGTAGAGAGTAATTACCACCTAAAGACACCTCCAACTCAGTAGCATCTAGTTTAAGTTCAAGTGTTGTTACTCTCTCTGCATCCCTTCTCATAGCTGAGTTAATCAAGAATGCTTGGCCAATCCTTCTTTCATATTTTGTTAGAACTTCTGAGATAGGTGTAAAGTCTGCATACTTCTCTAGCTGTAATACACCTATGTCATCTAACTGACCAAATACCCACTCACCTGTAGGGGCTGTTGCTATTGCATCTATATCAGTAACTGATCCCGGCTTTATTAGGTATTTAATGTCTGCCATCAAAGCCATTCCTTTAGCTATAGCTTCTGACAAGAACTCTATTACATAGAAATCTCCACTATGATCTTCAACTAAACCCCTTCCATAGTCCTCTCCATAAGTTGCATTCCATCTAAGAGGAAACCACGGCAGTTCATCCTTACTTATGTACTCAACATCTTTTATAAGTACATCTTCAACACTTTGAGCTACTGCGTACTGACCATCTATCAGATAGACCCACGTGTATATCTTTACAGCTGCGTCTTCTTCAGGTGACTTCTCTTTTCTTAGAACCTTAATGCGCTCTCGTAAGTATTTAGATAAAGTTGAGAATTCTTTCTCTTCCATTATCATAAGCTCTACAAGTTCTCCACTTAAGTTTCTCTTAACACAGTATCTATCAAGTTTAATTGCTTGCAAGTTACCAGTAGCAGGTAGGTGTATTAGGACGTTTCCGCTTATCAATAGATTCTTAAAGCTCTCAACATAAGCAACTCTACTACCTATCTCTGTCTGGTACTTCTCTACTCTCTTCTCAGCACTTACAAGGAGTTCTGCAAGCTGCGTAGGGTCATAGTTATCTTTCTTAAGGAGAGCTTCTACCTCTTCTCCAAAAGATAACTTGAAGAATGATCTCCCAATAGGAAACATGTTTGTTGTAAGCTTATTGCTGAGATGATTAACAGCTTGAGCACCTATACCTTGAAATCCATGTTGATTACCAGCATCTCCTCTATCAAGCCCGACTGAGTATGGTAATATATAAGGTAAGGTAAACTTGCTATATTGCTGACCTCTGGTGAGATATCCACTCTTTTTAGCTGACAAATCTTTATATCTGCCAGAAAGTGGCACATCTGCCCCCTTGCCTCTCTTTACTAATTCTAATAAGGATTGCATTAAGACTCCTTATACATTAAGCCCTGATGTTGCCTTGGCTCCAGATGGTCTAAGTAAAGCTCTCTTACCTTTGGATTTAGTGGGATCTTCAGATAGTGCATCTATTCCACCTAGTTCAATATCTTCAGGTTCTACATCAATCTCTCTCTCAGGTCTATCCGCAGGTTCAGGTACATCTTTTGCCTTTGGTCCTTTAAGTAATTTGTTTACACCAATAGACGTTGCTGCTTGTGGTACTAGTTGTCCCATGTTCTCTCCTTATAATACTTTAATAAAATTTAAACCGAAGGAATGATACCCTAAGTTCTCATACATCGCAGAAGCTTGTGAATTATCTCTAATCCCTGAATTTGCTCCTGTTATTATTACCTTAACATTATTAACTGCTGCCCAATCTTCAAAATGTAATGCAAGTTCCTTGCCTACACCCCGCCCCCTCAATGAAGGTTTAACATAAGTAAACAGATCTTTACCTACTAACTCTCTAGAGAATACAGTATTACCTAAAGAGCACCACATAAACCCAACTATAATTTTACCAACTGAAGCTATAAAGATTTCTTGGTAAGGATCTTCTACAGCTATTGCTAAGTTAGTAGCTGCTATATCTGAATCAAATTCGAAGATGCTCCAGCTCTTAGCTTCTTCATGATACTCTTTACCTATCTTTAATATATGGAGTATATCTAGTCCTCTAGCCTTACTAATACGAACCTTTGTTTTTGGCATTCTGGACTTTCTCCCATATCTGAGATTTAACTAAATTACTTACATGCTCTTCTTTGGTAGAATTAACAGTCAAGGTATCAGGGGTTAGGATAATCTTCAAGAACTGTTCAAGATCGTAACCTATGGTAATGGGTCTAGCTTTAAGTTTTTGTGATTTCATCTGTCTGCTCCTTTACATGATGTAGATACTCTCTCATTAGAGGGATATCAATACCAAGTCGTTTGGCTATGGCTAAGTCATTCTTGCTGGGCTCATTACCTAATGTGAAAGAGGTTATAATTCTACCAGCAGCTCCTGTGTAGTTATCTATTTCTGTGTCCATGTAGACACCAACTCCTGTTCATACTCTTCAAATACATCATACATTAAAGTATAGCCGGATTTACAATCCCCATTAAATCTAAAGTGCTCTAATTTAAGCATCCTTAGAAGCATACTAATCTTAATCTTAAACGACTCAGCGAAGTCAGGAGTTTTCCTATTAATAGATTGGTCATAAACTGAAATCTCTTTGCCGGGGCTGCTCATAGCAGCTGAAATAACAGTTAAAGCTGCTGCTGTAGTCTTACCACTACCCCTGTTAGGGTCAAGAATACCATTATTTTTTATTAAATCAAGAGATCTTTTTAATCCTAACATTTTATTTATTAACATACTTATTCTCCTACATCAGGTTCTGTTTTATCATGACGTAATTCGCCTACTTTAGGCATTCTTAGCTTACCTTTGCTTGACTCCTGAAGAGCGTATACTTCAAAGATCTGACTTACAGGATGATCTCTAATATCATGAGACCCAAATATAAAACTCATGTACATATCAGAAGCATCTTCATGAGTCCAACCCTTACCTAGTGGACACTTAATCTTTTTATCACCCTTCCACTTAAAGATAAGATTACCAACCTTTCCCTTCATCTTACCCGTACCTTCTTCAGCACCAATGCATCTCAAGTCATATGAGACACCACGAACTCTCTTGTACTGCCTGTAACCTTTATGTCCAGCTACCCAAGCCTCTGCCGGGTTCTTGATCACCATGCCTTCTTCAGCATCACTGATAGCTGCATTGAAAAACTTATCTTCATCTTCTTTGGTATTTAAAACATGAGTCATTATTGTACTAAAAGATGCAGGTAACTTAACAGTTAAGACGTTAAATCTATCCTGATAAGATCTATATGAGATACCTTCTATGAACTCTTCGATACTTAACATATCATGGAAAGCTAAATACATAACAGCTTTACTTACTTTCTGTGCATGATCTAACTCTTTCTGTCTATTAGGGTTTACTATCCCTGATAGCTGTTCAAGAGAACATACATCACAGCAAAGCTCTGCTATGTAAACACCCATTGGCGCTTTAGATTCAGAGAACTTAGCCTCTAGTTCTTCGCAGTTTGTATATTTTAGCCCCGACCTTCCAAAGATACTAACTCCACCCAAGCACCTCTTAACTACAAGAGCGTAGACACCATCCTTCTTTATCTGCCCCCAGACAGGATAAGTCTTCTTACTCTCTGGTACTTCATCAGCGTTCTTGACGTGCTGTACAATGTGCTTTCCCGTTCTATGGGTTTTACTTAACCCTAAAAATTCAAATACGTTCATGATACCCTCCACCCTTTATGATGATTTCTTTTACCTATCAACACTTTATACATATTACC